CTAAACCAGATGGCCAGAGCATTTGAAAGAGCGGTCGAGAAGGTCGCGGAAATTGAACAGAGGATAGAAGATGAAAAAGATAAGCTGGCGAAGACTAAATGACCAACTGCCATCGATGACCGAGGATGAGGTGTTTGCCATGCTGACCGAAGAGCAGCTAACCGAGCGCCGCGCCTCGCACTTGCAACGCCTGCACCAGCGCTACTGCGCCCTGCGGGACGCCCGTGAGCGTATCGAGATCATGTCAGGAGCGACCAAGCCATGATTCCAAAGAGTAGCCACCCACTGTTTGACGCCATCATTGGCGAGTTTCAGTTAAAGAGCGATGCCGGGCTGGCGCGCTTTTTGGACTTGGCGCCGCCTCACGTCTCTCGCTTGCGCCACGGTCGTTACGTGATATCAGGCGACATTGTCCTGCGGGTGTACGACAAGACCGGCTGGAGCATTGAGAAGATCCGCAGCTATCTGAGAGGGCCAGAATGAAGTGTCAGCATTGTGGCACCAAGACCCATGTGGTCAACACCACCCAGCAACCAGGCGGCATCCGGCGCCAACGCAAGTGCAACTCATGCAAGATTAATGCCTACACAGCAGAGGTGTGGGTCGTTGGTAACGTTATGGTGGGGAAATCGATTTATACTAAGGATGAAGTGGCGTTGATAAAAAAGAAAGGTGTTGACGCCCGCCGCGCAAATGAAGACAGGAGGAAGAAAGATGCTGCATAAGGGAAAATTTATCCGTGACAACGCGGTTGTCAAGGCTGCACCTTACGACACCGGCAAGGTCAAGATCGGCGCGTTTTACACGCCGCAGCTGTACGCTACACCGTCAACGCCAGAAGAGCGCTTTATGCAGGACATCGTGCTGGGTGCCAAGCCGCACCGCCCGTCGCCTGTAGCGAAGTTTCTTGAGAAGCTCTTAGGCGTATGAAGAATATCGTCTACGCTTACTATGTGGCGGTTGCGCTTGCGGTTCCGGCGTTTTTGTTGTTCTTCGCCGAACCGCAAACTCGGCCCACAGCCGCTGAGTGCGGTGTGGCCGAGATATCGCCCGACATGTCAACGCGCGACCGTGAGGTCTGCAGGCAGTTACGCCAGCATCGTCACCGCATGTGACTTGGCCTCGTCTACTCGGCGCAGCCAGCCTCTGCCGAAGGTCGCAAACGTGGGCAGTGCCTTGTAGAAGAGTTCCTTCTCTTGGCTAAACTTGGCGATTAGGTCGGTCGGGTCGGCAGCCTTCAAAGCAGCCATCGTTTTCGGCCCGATCGCGCCGTCCGGTGTCGTGCCGATGGCCTTCTGCATGGTGCGGATCGCCCGGCCCGGCCCCGCGTTGATCGCGAAGTCGAACATCAGGTAATCCAAGCCCGCTGGCAGCTCGTCGGCCTTGACCGCATCCCAGTACTGTTTCCGGTACAGAGGCGCCACTGTAGCCGGGGTCAACGCGCGCATCTCTTTTTCGCCAACAGCTTTGCCGACCCATGCTTCCCACACTTTCTTCGTCACACCGAGGTTGGTCATGCCACCTGGATCGAGTTTGTGATTTACGAAACCCCCTTCTGACTTGAGGATCATTTTTAATGCGGAGTCAAAGTTTTCTTTCATGGTATAATCATCCAAACGATATAAAGGAGCATAAACATGCAGGAAATATGGAAGCCAGTTGCCGGGTTTGAAGGGCGCTACGAAGTATCCTCATTGGGTAGGTTCAAGGCGCTGTCCCGCACTATCCAGTATAAAGACGGACGACAGGGTGCGCTAAAAGAACGCATGATTAAAGGCTCTACAATAAACGTAGGATACATAGTTGTGTCCTTTGACTCAAAAACACGACGGCTTGCGCATCAAGTGGTTGCCGAAACTTTTTTAGGGGCATCCGAGTATAAACAAACAGTTAACCATAAAAACGGCGTTAAAACCGACAACCGAGTAGACAATCTTGAGTGGGCCACATACAAACAAAATAACGACCACGCTCGGGCGTCTGGGTTAAACAATCAACACGGCGAACGCACCAATCTTTCAAAGCACAGCGACCAATTTATATCCGCAGTACGTAATGTTTACGCTGCGTACAACCCAACATACGAAGAGCTTGGCGTTTTATTCGGCCTTACTGGGTGTCATGCGCGTCAGATTGTGCTGAACTTAACCCGTAAAAAACCAACCGCCAACGCTACTTAAGCTCCCGTTCCAACCTCAGTATCTCCTGACAGGCAGTTAGTTGGTGGGTAATTTCGTCGGCGTCTGCTGCGATGGCGATAAGAGCTTCCGCAGCCTCTCCTGAAAGTCGGGCTTTCGTTCCTCCATGATCGCCGCCGGGACTGGCGGCAGCACCGGGCACGGGGTTACTACTGTCTGGACACGCGGCGTCGATGAACAGCCCGTCACTACGAGCAATATCAACAAGCTGCTTTTTCTCCACTTCGACAGTCCTGATCTTCTCAACATACACTTTCTCCACTTTGGTTTGCGTATTGGCCAGCAGATGCTCATACTCACGCACCTTGTCCTGCTCGGCCTTCAGCACCTTGGCCGCCTCTACGGCAGCCGTGGCCTTCTCAGCCTCCCACTCGGCCTTGGTGACCTGCACCCCCGTGCGATGCCCGTAGAAGTACGCCCCAATAACGAGTACGAACACACCGACAATCGCCCACGGGTTAGTCATCTTCTTTTCCTGCCTTGATGGATTCGATTTTCTCTTGCCCGCGTGTCCAAGCCGAGATGCCAAGGATGGCCATGAACGTGATGTGGATGAAGCCGCCTGACTGGAGCGTCAACGACACCCAAGGCCGAAACGCGTCATTAGCCGCCTCCGTCTCCCAGAACTGCACGACAGTCCAAAGGGTAGGAAACAGCACGAAATCGCACAAGCAGATAATCATGTAAGTAATCGCCATCATCGGGCGCCACTTGGTCGTCATCCAATCCGTTGTGTCCATATCAACCCCCTTGTTGAATCATCCACCACATCGCCCAGCAGAACGCGAAGACGACCCCTACAATGACGACAACCGTCGCCGCTAACTCAATCTGGTCGAGCATCTGGCGCTTGGCGCGACGTTTTTTCATCTCGGCGGCCTTGGCCTGCAGGCGCTTCTCTGTCTCCGCCTGGCGCAGCGCCTCGGCCTTGGCCTCGCGCTCAGCTCGCAGCTTGTGCATCCGCGCCCAGAACTCGTCCCACATGCCAGCTTCCTGGAAGTGGTAGATGAAGATGTGCTTGATGTCGTCGTAATACTGCTTGATCTGACGATCGATAATCATCAGCTCCATGACGTACTCGGCATCAGACACGTAGTCAGGCACGGGCTCACCCTTGGCAACCGCCGCTTCCTGCGCTACCTTGGCCTCTTCCAGCTGACTGCGCTTCGTTTCGTACTTGCCAGCGGCAGAAAAGAACTTGGTCACCCCCGACATGGAGTCGGCCAGTGTCTTGCCGGACTCAACCGCCCCGTTGATCTCGTCGAAAGCTTCGCGGGCTAGGGTAGCGGCTTCCTTGACGCCAGTGACAACGGCCTTGACGCCTGCTATAGCCAGACCGATTGTCACCGGATCGATCATTTGTCTTGCTTGGCCTCCAGCTTGTCAAAGATCTTGCCCAACATGTCGCGGATGTCGCGGATGTCGTCCTTGTAGTCCTCACGGGTGACGTAGACGTGCGGCATGGCACGCACGTCGGTGTCCAACCGGTCAATCGAGCGGTGGATGTTGTTCAACACCCAGCCGCCGAAAAAACCCGCAATCGCCACCGCGATATTGAAAAGAACTTGCGAATCCATGCGTCACTCATAAATGATATTAATTGTGCCAGCGGACGGGGTTGTGTCAAAAGTATCTGTGCCGTTGACTGTAGTGATACGGACACGGTCGAGCGTGCCGCCGAGGGTAATTGAACCGTAAGTGAAATCAGTTCTAGCGCTTGATGAATCCGCGCAAGCGCCGCCGCCCGCCCAAGTATTTCCTGTAAGAAGGGATAAAGTGACAGCGCCATTTTTTGTCCGAGTTGCCGCGTTTGAATCGCCTATCGCAAACCCAGAGGTATATGAAATTGTTTGTACAGAACTTGCCCCGACTGCACTTCCAGAAACTGCATACCCTGAAGTTGTTACTGAACCAGAGCCAATTTGAATCTGCATGACAGAAGTGCCACTAGTACTCACCCCATTAAACATCACCGTAATCCGGCGCACCCAACTCGGAATCGATGTAAAGTCAATCGATGTTTGACCAGCGCAAGTAACCGCAGTGCCTCTCTGCAAGCTGTCATACACCGCACCGCTGTTCGTGGTAACCCCTGCGCTACCATTGATAGTTACTGGCATTATGCTTCTCCTTCAGGTGCAGGCTCTGGCGCAGGCTCTGGTGTTGGCTCAACGACTTCTTCAACCACTGGTGCAGCGCAGGACAGCGCGCGCAATTCGTCCGTTGTCGTGCAAGCATCTACCTGACTTGTTACATCACGCAGACGCTGCTTCTCAGCCACAATCGCAGCCGTGTCGCTACCCGACTCTAAGGCTCGTTGGAATAGCACATCCTGAGCAGCTAGGAGTGGTGTGCGTTCAGCACGAAGCCGATCTTTGGTTAAGGCTTTCGCCTTGTCAATGTCGATTGAAATCATGGGGCTACCTTTGCATCAGTAAAGTCAGCAGTCCAAGCATTACGGAAACTGCGGTCTGTCGGAATGTCAGCAGCGTCAACGATATGGTAGGGCTTGCCGGATGGAATGTCTTTCATCGCACCTTCAACCGATTCAGTCGGGATAATGATCGATACGCCGCCATCGTCGTTAGGAAATAGGATTCTTTTCATGGCTGTCCTTTAGCGGAAAATGGCGACATAAACATATGGAGAATCGTAATGCAAACTTGCAGTTACGGTTTCAATTCTACAAGCACTAGTTGTCGGAGCGGTTGTGTTACCTGCCGGGCAAAATATCATAGACCCCGTTGATGAGTTGTTACTAACTGTGCCTGCTATAGAATAATTTGCATCAGGTAAAGCATTAGTAAAATTCACAGTGTAATTACCGGTACTATTATCCGTGATACTCGATACATTAAACGATGCGCGGATAGCGACTGTGCCTGTACCATTAAAGTTCACCCACGCACGACAGAACGTACCAATCTGCGTACCAGCACTATCCTGAATCGTCGGTGGCGTGTTCGCAACACCGTTTTTAAGCACCAGTGTGCTAGTGCTATCGGCTTGCAGTGTATCTGCTACAACAGTTCCAGCCATGATTTACTCCCAAAGCAGATTAATAGTGCCAGCGGATGGCGTTGTGTCAAAAGTATCTGTACCGTTGACGGTTGTAATGCGAACTCGGTCGAGTGCGCCGGAGAGAGTAACTGTTCCGCCTGACGCGCTAGCACCTCCGTTACTGCTCGGCGTAACACTTTGACCAATAGAGCCTGACGAAATATACTGAAATCCTGTTACTAAAACTATGGTGGCCGCACCGGAATGACTTTCTGCAGCAGTTGTGTCCCCAGTCAAAATAAAACCTGCTGTACTTCCTGCGTTTGAAGTATTTGCTGACCAAGCGCCTGATGCATACCCGCTGGTAGTGAAAGAACCTGAACCTATTTGGACAAGAATATTAGATGTGCCATTCGTACTCACACCGCTAAACATCACCGTGATCCGCTTAGCCCACGATGGAATTCCGGTAAAGTCAATTGATGTTTGACCAGCACAAGTAACAGCAGTACCCGACACAATAGGCGCTAACGTACCTGTGACATTCACCAAGGTCTGTGTCGTGCTGCCAGCTACCGCAGGGGCTGATACCGTAATCGATCCGCTGGTATCGCCTGAGAGAACTACTGAAGCCATGATTTATCCTTTACAAAACTACCCAGCGACTGCCGGATGAAACGGTGACAATCACCGCCGCAGTGATCGCGGTTAACGACGCCGACTGCGAGGGCGACACCTCGTAAGTGCCTTCACCACCGGTGCCCGTAAGCAACGCTGTAATGACTGTGCCTGCTGTAATGCCTGAACCGGCAATCACCGAACCCACACCCAAGGCGCCTGATGTGACGGTATCAATGGTTAGCGTTGTGGCTGCAATACTGCCATCGCCCACAAAGCCAGCACCCAGCGTGATCGGGCCGGTGGTCATGGCGTTCTTGGTAGCCGGAATTGTATAACTGATCGTGACCGTCTGGTCGTTCTCAATAAAGACTTCGTCGTTACCGCCGCCGGTTGCACCCGCAGCACCGCCCACCTGACCCCACTGGTTATTGCTAAAACCCTCAAACAGATCCAGCGTGCTGTTGTAGCGGAACATGCCTTCAGCTGGCGCGCTAGGCCGGTCAGTCGTGGCACCCACAGGCATCTGCACGTAGCCAAAGCCGGAGAAGGTCACATCTTGTGTGGCTGACAAGGTGGTGAACGCGCCAGTGTTAGGCGACACGTCACCGATTGGAGGCGGTGAGCCGAACGACAGGTTGTCCACAGGCACCAGGATGTTGTCCGTGGTGTATTGGGTGACATCGTTGCTGTCGGTGATGACGAACTTGTACGCAACGGTTGGCTGCAACCAGATGTTGGCCATGCCCCGCGAGTCAAGGATGATCGGGTTGGTGTTCTCAGTGCCGCCTGCCTGGTCGGTGTACGTCGCAATCGGGGTCGTCGTGCCCCCGGCGTAGGTGTAGACCTTGCCAGCTACCAGCGGGTTGCCGTTGGCATCGAAGAACTGCTGCTTGGGTGTTGGAGTTAGTGATGCCATTTAGTCCCTCAAATTGTTTCGTGGTTCTGGCGCTAGGTTATTAACCGATTCCAATGACCGAAAGTCTTGCGGCACCGCGCGTTTTGCTTGATACCCCGGCGAAGCCATACGCTTTGCAGCTAAACCGCCGCCAAGGTATCCTGTCAACCCGCCTATTGCAGCGCCTGGCACACCACCTACAAGAAAACCTGCCGTACCACCTACACCCGTACGAGTAAAACCTTTTGCCAGTGGTGACATGCCAGTCTGCCCAGTTTGCGCTATGTCGGGGAATACACTAGCAATCTTGGCTATGTCCGCCGCAACACCCGACAACGGCTTTTCATCTCTAGCCATTTTAGCCAAAATTTGTGGGTCAATGCGGTTTGTTTGATTATTAAGCGCCCGTTCGTAGTCATACACTTTAGCTTTTGCCGTACGCGCGGCGCGCAAGTTTTTTAACACTTCTGCGTTTGGCGCATTAGCGTCAATTAATGCTTCTAAAGCGTCCGCTATCTTTTTGTTGGCGTCTGCTCTAGCCAGCTTTGTGGCGTCAGGTACACCGCTTTTTTGCTGCGCGTTGTAAATGTCATTCGCTTCGCGGCGAAGATTGCGTATGTCTAGGTTAATTTCTTTACCTGAACGGCCTTCATTTACTTTAGCTAGTGTTTCATCTACTAATTCATTAACCGCTGCGGCATTTTTTTCACCACCTATTGACGGGCGGGTAACGCGCAAAGATTCTATTTTAGCAAGCACATCTTCATTTGGTGTCAGGCGCGATAATTTACCTATTTCTTCGTAAGGCGCGTTGTGCATAGCCAATGCTTTTTCAATAGCTTTGGCGTCTAACACTGTATTGGGCGGCAAACCCATATCTTCTATAGCCAACTGAGTAAACCGCGCGTCATTTGATTTTGCTGCGTTTTTTGAAAAGTCTGTTGCCGATTTAGCTGCACCCGCAGTTAAACGATTTACTACCGTAGGGTTAGACTCAGAGGGGTCAAGAATAATGCGGTGTTTTACCGCTAGTTTAGACGCGTCAATTTTTGCCGCATTCTCAAAACTTTTGGCAATGTTTTGCTCTTGGATAAGCGCATTACGCTCTGCCAATTTTGCGCTGCCCGCCAGCTTGCCTTGCTGAAATACGGGCGAGCCTAATACCGCTAACTCTGTAGCGGTTGCAGGGTTTAGCCCAGCCAGTTTAGTGGCATCCATAAAGCTGGAAAAACCACCTAAGATGTCGCGGCCAGTTTGCGTGCGCGGTTGATAGGTAAGTGCTTGTTGCACCTCTCGCGCGACATTTTCAGCCCGACGTACGCCTTGAGGTGTGCCGAATGACCCCTCATACATACTGGTAATTGGGCCGACTACGTTACCTGCTAAAGTACCAAACAACCCGGTTGCCAATACGCCAGGTATTTCAGTAATGCCTTGGCCTATGTCAGTAAAAGACCGGCGTGGGCCGGGCAAGCGGTCTAATCGTTCAGCCGCCATAAAAAAATCTTCTGGTATGGATCTATCTTCTACAACTTCTACTTCAGGTAAAGTGCCGCCTTCGCGGTATTGATCCCACGGGCCTGCGGGCGCAGCAGCAGGCGTTTGATATTGTTCCCAAGGGCCGGCCATTTATTTCACCTTTTCCCAATTTTTTGCATCGGCGGGGTTGCCGCCCTTAAATTTATGCCCATCCCTAATTTCACCAACCGCGGGCGGTGCAGGCGTTTGTTTTGCGTTAGAGCTGCGCGCGGGCGCTTGAGAATTCAATGCATCCAATTCACGTTTAGACGCTGGCGATAATTTATTTCTAAAATCGTCGCGGCCAGTACTTGTTTGGTATTGGATGTTCAAAGAATTTAACTGGCCGCCCAACAACTGCTTAAAGGTTTTTAATACGCCCATTAACTGTTGCGGGCTGCTTGACGCAATAATTGCATCTCGAATTTCTTCTCGATCTTTAAGCGCCATGTTAGCGCCCGTCAACGCTTTAGCTACCTCACCACCAACAATAGCTTTAGCAGCTTCAAAATTAGCTGGAGCGGCAGTACCTGTTTGTTTAGCAAAGAAATTGCCAACACTGTTAAACACCCGCGTATCGTTATTTTGTAACGCGGCGGCTAACTTTTCCATCGTCTCTAAGTGATCAATAGCGGTATTAAACGACCGTGTTGCAACCGCAGATTTACCCGATGTAAAATCTTTTACTGCTGCTTTTGCTGCTGCCGTATCTTGACGGTTAGTAGTTATATCGCCCGCCATATTTTCAGCTGAACCACCCATTAACTCAGCTGCCCGATTCACAATTGCGGTGCGTAATTGTTTAGGCATTTGAGTAATTGTGCCGCTATCTTTAATATACTGATACGCTAGCATATCCAACGCAGTATCTGTCGGTTTTGCGCCGGGCGCCGGTTGCACAACAATTTTAGTGGCTTTCGCCATCTCACGTTTCCATTCCAAAAACGTGCCTTTAAACGATCCGTCGTCTTTAGCTCTTCTATATTCACGTTCAGCTTCTGTTTCGCGCAGTTGATCTTGGTACTGAACGTAATTACCTTTAAAACCAGCGTCTACCGCAGCGGCAAAATCACGCTCTTTGTCGGTTAGCTTGGCGTCATTTTCCCAAGCCCGCTGTATGATCGCTGCCGCGTCTTGGTCACTTTTTAGATTACTTTTCATCAATCTAGCGGCGGCGGGCGCTATTGCTGGTCGTTCTGTAGCTACAGGCGCAGCTCTATTTGCTGCTGTAGTAGCCGTTGGCACAACTCCAAGATTGTTAACCGCTGCGGCAGTTTGAAAGCCGCCAAGTTGATTAACCGGCTGCTGGTTAAACATGGCACTACGATTAGCAAGCGGCACGTTTGTTAAATCAACCGCAGCAGCAGGCGTAGGGGTGGCGGCAGGCGCAGGCGCAGGGGCAGGTGTGGCGGCATCTGGCGCAGGCGCGGCAGCAGCAGGGCGTTGACGCTTTCGCAGCTCTATAAACTGCAATCTGGTTAACGGGGGGTTGCCTGGTGTGTTTAGATAATCTGAAAACTCTTGATCTATCTGTTCTTTTTCAGCTTTGTTAAACGCGGGCATATACTGATAAAAATTGTCTATGCCTAATTTAGACTCGTTTACTAAATTATCTAATGTGCCAGTTTCAACCGCGCGAGCTACGCGTTGGCGTACTGAATCCAAAGTCACGCCGCGTTGAGCTAGCACCGGCCCCAATACGGGGTTATCAATATTGCTTTTTGCCCACGTTACGTAATCGTTTGCCGCAGTAGGCGAGTTAGCATCGAACCCCTCTAAAAAATACCGCGATTTTTTTAGTTCAGCTTGAAATAACTCTGCTTCATCTCTTTGTTTTTTTATTCTTGCTGAGTCAGCTTCAAGCCCTGCTTTTTGGTAGTCAAGCGCTAGTTTAGGGTTTACACGTTTTAATTGCGTAAGATATTGTGGACTAGATGGATCTAGTTTTGCCAGCTCGTTGCGCTCTTGCACGTCGCGTCGTGCTTCTTCAAGTTTCAACGCATTCATTTGCGAGGTGTCGTACAGCCCGCGCAATTGCAACGCTTGCGACATAGCATTTATCGGCGATTCAACTTGAACGCCTTTAAACTGCCCTGGGATGCTGTAATCAATACCGGCCATGATTTACCTTTAAGTAACGTCGAATGCAAACGGATTACCCGGCATGCCTAGCGGCGACGTTCCACCAGCCGTTGGCCGGGGAAAATACCGATCCATCATCTGCTGGTTCTGGTAGTAATTCACCCCCTGACCCAACGCGTTCGTTAATGCGTTCGCTTGATTCATGTAGCCAGATGCGCGGATGTTGCCCATAGCCGCCGCGCCTTGCGCCATGCTTTGACCGTACTGCCCGGCTTGCCCACCTAAAGTTGCTGCCGTACTTTGCCCCATGCCGGCCAAACTTTGCAGTGGATTCAAACGAGCAGCACGCTCTGCTTGATAGCGGTTAAACGCGTTGCCAAATTCTTGCGATCCTAATTCTTGGCCAAAACGCGTTATGCCGCGCATAGCGTTGCCTGACAGCAGGCCGCCTCGCGCAGCTGCTGAACTTTCCAACGCGCGTAAGCCCTCTTTCAAACGAAACCCATAGCCGGGGTCTTGCTGAAACTGCTCCATGCCAAACGGCGTGTAGCGAGATGCCTCAACTAGTTCGGGCAGCGCGTTGACGCCAGCCTGACGGAAAGGCTCTTGCAACTCAACCTGACGGTTAAACATGCGCTCTTCAGCCGCACTAGCTTCGCGTTGTGCGCGCTCTTGCGCCCTAGAAGCCGCACCAGAACTAGCGCCGCCAATCAGCGCGCTACCAAGCATCGCCCCACCAATAATCCAAGGCATATCAGTACTCCTTTTGCAATTCGCTTGCGATATGTTGCGCGGCAGCCATGTTGCCGGGCGCAATTAAAACTTCATCAATTTCATCTTCGTCTATACAGCTTGTGGCGTGAATGCAATACCAAACTACGTCAGTTAATGCTTTTACGCCGTGATGCTTGTTGGCTTCTATGGTTAGTAAAGCTGGCGCGTACAAAACTTCTTTTTTGCCGTCTACCAAGATTTCAACTTGACCTTCGGCCAAAATAGACATGTGGTCGTATTTATGCGCGTGTTGCACTAGCACTTGCCCTGCGGGAATGCGAGTTTCTTTGGCGTACACGCCAGAACTAAAATAATGATTGATCACACCACCACCCATCGTGAGCCACTAGGCACAGTCACCGTCACGCCGCCGGACACCGTCACCGTACCGGCAGACATGCCCGAATAGCCTGCGGGAATCGTGTAGCTGGTGCCAATAGTTAAACTATTGACAAATATGCCGTTAGACGCCGCTACTGCTGTGGATGTTAATTCACCGGTACTGGGTTTGTACAGTAATTTTGCATTGCTAGTATAGATGGTTGACAGCGAACCGGACGTGGCAGCCGCGAACGTCGGATAGACGTTCGTGGCCGTTGTCGTGTCGTTCGTAATCGTTGCGCCCGAACCGGTTGGCAGCGCCCAGGTTGCCGTTGTGCCGTTCGATGTCAGCACGTAAGTATTCGCGCCAATCGGCAGGCGAGTAGCGCTGTTGACGCCGTTGCCAAGGATCAAGTCACCCGTGCTGGTGATGGGCGACAGGGCGTTAAAGGCTGCGCTGGCAGTCGTCTGGCCTGTGCCGCCATTAGCGATCGGCAGCGTGCCGGTCACCTGCGTGGTCAAGCTGACGTTTGACAGTGTGCCGCCCAGTGTCAGGCTGCCGCTAGATGTGACCGTGCCGGACAAGCTAATGCCGTTAACCGTACCGGTGCCGGACACGCTGGTGACGGTACCCACGTACTGGTCGTTCGATGTAATGGTGAAATTAGGGTACGTGCCCGAGATGCTAGTTGTGCCCGCGCCCGTTAGCGCCACTACTTGGTCAGGCAGGGTATTGGTGATCGTAAAGCTAGGGTACGTGCCCGACGTGCTGATGCCTGTGCCGCCGGTCAATACCACCGTCTGGTCTGGCGCCGAATTGTTAATCGTAATAGCTGTTGAGCCGTTGTAAGTCGTGCCGGCGCTGTACGAGATACCCGTGCCTGCGGTCAAGGCATTGGCTACGCTGCCTGCTTGGCCTGTCGTGTTTTGATTAAGCGTTGGTACGTCCGCAATCTGAATAGCGCTCAAAGCCGCGTTTGTGCCATCTGAGCGCAGGTAATAGCCTGACGTCTGCGTGCCTGTTAAAGCCGTAATGGCCGCAGCGGCAGTCGTCTGGCCTGTACCCCCGTTGGCAATCGCTACTGTGCCTGTGACATTGGCCGCATTGCCGGTGATGTCGATAGCCCACGTACCAGACGCGCCAGAACCTGTTGTGCTGGGCACGCTCAAGTTAGTGCGGGCATTCGCTGCTGTAGTGGCGCCTGTGCCGCCGTTATCGACGTCTAGGGTGCCAGCCAAGGTAATCGTGCCGGACGTCGTAACAGGGCCGCCAGAGGTCGTTAAACCCGTCGTGCCGCCTGATACGTTGACCGATGTGACCGTGCCTGACCCGCCGCCGGTATTGGCCTTATTTAATAGGTTTAGGAAGAACCGATACCAGTCACGCGAGACAAGACCCGTCCGGTCGTCAGTAATAGACGACTGGTTCTTGGGTATCTGCGGTTCGTTATCGGCGTTAGGCATTGGTGCCGGACAAAGCGAGTTCGGCACCCATAATGGCGATCTTGACGGGGTCGGTGCCTGATACCTCGTACACGCGGTCACGCAGCTTGTCAGTCATGCCCAACCGACGCCAGAACGCTCTAAATCCGTAATTGCCCATCTTGCCCATACCCGCCCACTTCTCGTTCGACCATGTGTGGCCACCGTCGTCTGAGAAGCGCAGCATGACCTGAGGGTCGTTGCCTTGGCCAAGAACCAAGCCCACACCTGTCTCGCACTCAAGTTGCAAGGCATGCTGGGCGGTACGCTTTAAATTGTTCTGGCCGGTAGGCAGCGCTCGCCACGACCGCAGCCACTTTTGTGGCAGCGTATCGTCAGCAAACACGTCGAGATCGTAAGCGTAAATCTTGCCGTTCTGGAAGTCGCCGACAACCACTTCGTTGTTAAAGAACATCTGGCAGTTCGCACGGTGACGGATAAACTGCCCGTTGGCAAATCCAGCACGCTCATGCCAGGCTTGCGTGGCCACATCGAACACCCAAGTCTTCTGGGCAGTCGGGAAGGTCAACACGTAGAAAGCATGGCCGTCTTGCTGGTAAGTAAAAGCGATTGCGTCTGAGATGGTGCCGTAGCTCTGGATGGCAAATTCAACCGCGTGGGTAGAGATGCGCTGGCCAGTGTAGCCGTTGGCACGAAACACCACGCCTTGGCCACGGGCGTCTGACCCTAGCCAGAACAGCGAGTTGTCCATTTTGGCTACTGAGAAGGTCGCTGCGCAGCCCAGCTCGTTGACCGCACCTTGGATACGAGCCAACGGGAACGGTGTGTCGCCCGCGTTGTACCAGACTTCAACCGACTGGGTTCCAAACAGCCATACCTCGCGGTGGTCGACAAACAGCGACACCAAGTTGTCTGGCATACCTTCAGCACTGGCAAACGACAGTGGGTCGAGCTGGGTGCCATCAAGCAGTTCAGACGTCCAGAATCGCTGCGAATTCGGCTCTTGGAAGACAAAATAGCCGTCCAAATAGCCGACTGTTACCGCACCGGGGAAATCTACATCGGTGATTTCGGCGTACTCTTCAGTCGACGCGTCGTAGATGTAACCATCCGGATTGGCTGCAATAAAGAGCTGTGTGCCGTTATCCACCATCGACACGGGGCCAGTACCGCTGACGTTTCCGATCGGTACCGACGTCCAGTTGCTTGAGATGCGGTAGAGCTTGCTGCCAGACACAGCGTAGCCGTAATTGCCGTACTGCCACAGCCCACGGATGGGGCCGGTACCGACGGTAGCTAGCTTACGCAAGCCTGGCGCCCGGTTCAAAAACGCAGGCTCCATACCTTCTGGCGCCGGTGTGGCTTCAGGGTACAAATTCACCATGCGGCTATCCGCAGCGTTAACGCTGCGAGCCACATATGATTGGCCAAGGATAGGCGTTTTCATGTTGCCCCTAACTTACGGAAGCCTTTGCCCGTAGACCACAGCCAATCACCTAGCCGAGCAGCTAACTGAGGGGGGAAAAACTTGTCGTGCGCGGGCGAATACATGCGCTTAGTGCGCACGTTAACTTCAACCCAACGAGAACGAAAAGTAAATTCCATCAATAATTGCCAGCGTAGATGTTAAAGCGCTGACGGGTGGCGACCAGCGAGTACGGCATGGACATCACGTCATCAGGATTGTTGATGCGCTTGAGGTTACGCTTAGACGTCATGGCAATACGCTGCACTTGCGGCATAGGCTCGACACCAAACTCGTTGGCAATTTCCATCGCCAAGTTGTACTTGAACGCACGCAAATAACCCGGCGGGAACGACAGCACGGTGTTCAAGGTTGCAGGCTTAGTCAGCTCCTGCACCGACACAAAGTGCCACTCCAGAACCCTTGTGGGTTGGGGGTAGATCGTCATGGTAATGTCTGGGAACGTATTGTTCACAAACATGACCTGCGGGTAGGTGCTGGTGACCGTCTTGACCGCAATGCCGTTGTACTGCTGCTGGTTAATCAGCTTGATGCCGTAGGACACGTTGGTGCTAGCGTCACGAAAGTACGTTGCGTCGTCAATCAGAACGGGGCGGTTGCCCACGAAGTTACCTGTCGGCCCTAGAGTGCGAGTAATCTCGCCAGGCGGCCAGTTAAACACTTGGTCTTCCGTGCAAAACACGGCTAGGCGCTCAGTATTCCACGAATCAATCATCTGATTCATGGCGGTCAATGCGTCTTGCGCTGCCTGCGGGGATGGCTCTTCACCTTCAGCCAGCTGGCCTATGAGCCGGAGCGACGCTTTGATCTGGTCGAAGGCGGTTGCCATTTACACTCCTTTAAGCTGCCGCCTCTACAGTGGTGCGGCTACGACGACGTTTAACTTCCAGTTCATTGGCTGGTGCCGCCGCTTCAGGAGCTGAAGGCGTGTCGGGATTATAGCGTTCCCAGCCGTTTTGTTCATCAAATTCTGCCTCCATCTCCATATTGGCGATTTTGGTTCCGTGAACAGGGTGCTGTAAGTGAATAATAGGCATAGAGTAGACGGGGCCGAAGCCCCGTGGTTAATTAACCTGCGGCCATAACAGTCCAATTTGTGCCGTCTTCGCAAACCAGAGTCGCCCACTTACCTGCAGTAGCCGCAAGAATTGCGGTGCCCAAGGTAGCGGAAGTCACTGGTCGTACGTTAGACGACGCAGAAATAACTGTGTATGTGCCAGAAAGGTTTTTAATGGTTACTGTACGTCCGATGTACGCAGAACCGCTGGGCAACGTCACGGAGACGTTGGCAGCAGAGCCGTTACATACAACGTAGTTTTCCTCGTCGCCCAGAGTAAAACTTGCGGTCTTAGTAACCGGCGCGTTGAGGTAAAACGCAGTAAGCGCGGGGTCAGAATACGCCACGCCGACAGCTTTATTGTTTGGCATGATAAATCCTTTAAAAACGGGGGCCGAAGCCCCCCAAAGTTTTTAGCCGATGCGATACAGTGTCCAAGATCCTGTGCCGGTTTTACGGGCGCGGAATGCTTGTGCAGTACCTGCAGTCGCTACAATTGTCATCAAACCAACGAGCGTCCAGCCGGTGTTAGTAACCAGCGTGATTACCCCGGAAGTATTGCCGTCGACGTTAATCACCGAAAAATCGAACGCAACGCCCGCTTTGTCGGAGTTAGGCAGCGCAGCTTCAAGAGCCGCTACAGTTGGCAGCGTGTAGCTGGCAGCTGATGCGCCGGGGCTACCCAGCAAAATGCCGTTAAGAATCTGATCTGCAGTCAGTGTTGCAGTTGCGGTTGCAGTGGCAGGTGCCGGAATAACTTGAAAAATTGTTTCGTTAAGGTTGCCATCACCAATCTGATAGCCACCTGCGCCATTAGGGAGTGCCATGATAAATATCCTTTACAAGAAGTCGTTAATGGGGGCCGAAGCCCCCACCCATTAGCCCCAAACGCGGCAGGCCATTTGCGGACGGATCGTGCTGTAGCCGTACAGAACGTCGATACGGCAAGGCAGACGGTCGTTGTTGATGTCGTACTGTCGAACAATACGCATCGAGATACCGTTATGGACTTGGCGAGAAGCCATGTCCACGCCTTGTGGCATCAGCAAGTCAGCGGTCGCAAACGTGATCGCGTCTTTGTGGTAGACCAGGTTCTGAGCGTACTGACCAGTTGCGTTACCCAGCATAGTCACCGCAGCGCCCGAAGCAGGCAGCGACGAGACGGTAGCCAGTGCTTGGCTTGCCGAATACAGTGCTGGGGAGATCGACAGCGTAGCAGTTGACGAGCCAGTAGCAGCGGCAGTCACAACGAACTGTTGCAGCGAACCAGTCGACTCACGGGTCTGTGGGTTGACAGCGAACACGTTAGCGATAGTGAACACGTCGCCGACATTCCATGTCTTAGACGAGCCAGTAAAGCTGATTGGCAGTGTGGACTGACCTTCAGTTGTGACAGTCGAAGTCACAGTGATGGTGGTGCCCCAATCGCCGTTGGTGTGCTGTTTGATCGACTGAGACATGTTGACTTCGTCGTAGCCCAGAACGCCGGTGCCCATCATGCCGTTCTTGAACTGGCGGCTGATGGTGTCGGTTGGGTTGAACAGACCTTTCATGCCTTCAACCAGACCAGCGTTAGCCGCTGGGTTAACCGTTGCGTAGCGTGGCGACATCACAGCAGCGTTTTCGTTCAGCTTCTGCTGAGCTTGCAGCAGAACGAGCGAAGTCGATGGGGTGGTGCCAGGTGTACCAACCGAGTTACCGATGTTTTTGTATGCGTTAGCAACGTCAGCATCGATGCTGGAGGCCAGCTGCGAAATACGAGGCTTCAACACACGCTCTGCGAAGTCATCCAACTGCATGGTGAGTTCAGCGGAGGTGAAGTTCACGCCGATGTGCTTCTGCGAAGCCACGGTCAGGGTGGTGAACTGTTCGTTGTCGTCCTGCACTTGCAGAGCGGCGCCGTCGGTCACCAGAGCGCGGTCTGGTAAACGAATACGCAGAGTTGAGCCAATTTTTGCGCCTTCAACGGCGAAAGAATCGTCGTACTGACGGTTGACGTTACGAGTGATTACCAGGTTGTTCTCAAGGATTTCGAGAGCCTTACGGGTAATCATGTCGATGGTAAGAATCGAGTTTGCCATGATTGATATCCTAAAAAATTAGCGGTTACGTTGAGCTTCCCACTTCTTTATCTGACGCTGGCGATCCGCCTCAATCCACTCTGACGTAGTCATGTTCTTGATAGAACGTGGGTCAGTCGTGTCATAAGACGGCGCTCCAGAGCCTCTACCCGATATGGGCGCGATAGGTGGTGGGGCGCTTGTCGTTTTCTTCAAAACCGGCTCAGAAGCAATTTTTGCTTCAATTTTGCCAATCTCTTTGGCTTGTAGTATGGGCGAATTCAGTGCGGCTATACGTGCGGCTTCTTTCGGATTAGACCCAAGGTAATACGCAATATCAGGGCCAATATCCGACGCTTGGATCGTCTCAGCCATCGCGTTAGAGATTGGCAGCTTGGGGTTGTAGGCGACTTGTTCAAAATCGTCATACTTGTTCCGCGCTTCCTCTTCCCTATCGTGATACGCCTCAAGCAGATCCATTTTCTGCCGTTCAAGCTCCCGCTGCGCCAACAATTCTTCAGCCTTGCGCGTCGCCAGTGCATCGGCATACGCATCAACGGACTCAAAATTTTCGACAGGCGGTAACTCTGCAGGTGCAGGCGCGGTCTGCGCTTTGCGACTCTGCTCACGTTCCCACTTCCTTTGCTCTCTTGCAAGCCTTTTGCCTACGATCGCATCCAACTCTTCTTGTGTGAAGGTCTTGGTCTGCTGCTCGGTCGGCTGTTCATTCTCCGGCGCTAATGTTTCTTCAGCTACAGGCTCTGCCGTCGGTGCCTGTTCTGGCGCGGGTGAATCCGCTAACTGGTTTTGCATCTCTTCAGACATTGTCGATTCCTAAAGAATCCCTGACGTACCGCGTCAGTTCGGTTTACAGCAAGATTACTCGTAAATTACTGTTGCAGCAACTGTTCCACTAATTACCACATAAATTCCGTTTTTGGCATACGCGCCATCCAAAGGCAGCAGGTACGATGTGGCCGCCGCCGGGGTGAAGGTTCCCAGGATGGTGGTCGTCGTAGTGGCCGCTGCCGAATCATAAACCGTGATGGTCGGCGTGCTGGACGCAGCGCTGACAAAGATGCCTTTAAGCTTTCCGGCCATCGGCTTGATGTTGGTTGATGCGGTGATGTAGGTGTAATTAGCCATAATTAGTTTGTGGTGTTTTTAACCAAAAGAATAATGAACATGCAAGAGACGCCGTTGTTATTGGCGCTGCCTACACCGGTAGCTTCAATATCGGTTTTTTCTTCTATCCGCAACGGGTACTCAAACACATAGTCTGCTACACCGTTGTTGACCGTGGTGACGGCTGCGGTGCGACGAATACCGTCGGTGCCTGCAGTTAACAGCCGCCCGCGAACTTGGGTTGAGCCGGTAACTTGGCCCGCAGAAAACAGCCCTTGCGACAGATAGCCGGTGTAGCCTGCCGGAATCGTGTAGTGGCCGGTAACGGTGTTATTAAAGTCGTACTTGATAAGGTTGTAGACGGTTGCCGGTACACCGGAAGTTACCGTGCCGGTGCCAATATAGATGTCACCTGCGGCTGACTCTGTGCTGCCTGCGGTCGCTACATAAGCGTAATTGACCCGCAAAAACGACTTCGACGTCAACACTTCGGTTAACCCGTTTAGCGTCACCGTGTCCGTTATCTCGGCGTAGTTGGCGTCAAGCCCTTGAATGACGATCGTTCTTGCGCCAGTGCCTGCTGAAGTGTCGTTAGCGTTGGTCGAACTTACCTTCATCTGCAACGCAGCGTTTGGGTGCGCAATAATGGACGGCAGCGGCCAGACGGTTACTTCAGTCGTGTCAACATCCGCGTTGTAACCAAACACGGTGACAATACGGTGGTCAGGAATCTCGCTGCGTGAGACTTGTAGCTCAAACGGCTCGTTCTTACCAAATTTTGTTTGAGAAACCGGTGCGGTCATGCCAAGAACCTTAGTTTGTACAGCGTGGACAGGTACAGCCCAACAATTTCATCGATGATGTTTTGCAGCGGGCTGTCCGACTTATCGACCACCTTGTACCGCATCTCTTCAATTTCTTCAAGCTGGTCTTGCAAGAATTCCACAATGTTGCCTGGCTTTTTGGTTGACTGCAGCGAAATAGCGCCGATCAACCCGTGACGGCCTTGGTAGGCTTCCGCAAACTTGTCCGCCAGATCAACAATCTCGTCGTAAAACGTGTTCAGCGCAACGTGTTTGGCGTAGCTACGGGTGTTCAGATGCACCGAATGAGCCACATCGCGGCCCAAAAACAGGATGCCTACAAAGTTTGCGCAGTTCATGCCAGTGGCTCCTCGGGCGGCATATTCATCAATTCAGGCGGCATTTCAGCTCCGCTTGGCGGCACCACGCCCATTTCTGGGGGCATCATGCCCATGTCCTCGCCCATCTCAGGCATCTCGCCCGGCAACTCTAGCCCACCCTCGCTCATGGCCAAGTCGCCTGTCGACATGACGTCGCGCAGGGTCTGCATGACGACGTCTTGCACTTGGTCGGGCGTCATGGCGCCTGAGACGGCGGTAAGGCGTTGCGTCTCGGCTTGGTACGCCTTGATCTCGGCCTCGAAATTCTTGCGCTGCATATCTTGGACTTCGACCGACTGATTGACGCCTTGGAGCATCTGATGCAGCTGATCCAGCTCTTGGGCCATCGCCTCCATCTGCTGTTTGGCCTGCTGCATTTCGGGCGACTCGTCGCTGTCGGCCATGATCTTCGGATCGATAATCTTCTCGAACCGTTTCGCCATCTCTTGGGCGCCAGGCCAATCCATGTTCTTGATGAACAGGTCGCCAGCGACTTGCCAGAGTTGCGGGTTGGATTGCAGGATCATGCCCATCGCATCTAGTGCCTCTTGACGCTTGGTCAGGTAGGACGGGCCGGTGGTCACCACGACGTCGTACTTGCCAACGCCGGGGTTGTAAATTTTGTCGATGACGATGTCGTTCTGGTCGCGGATCTCCCGCACCGCTTCCTGCTGCATGGGGTCTAGCTTGACCATGTCGGTGTCGCCGTCCACCCCAATAATGCGGGCAACCCGCTGGGTGTCGTAAATCTTGGGGATCAGGTCAACCAGCTGGCGCGTTACATGCCGAACAGCGCGTGCCAGATTGTCCACGTAATGATAAGTGCCAGTGTCAGACTGACGCTCGCGCGCCATAATCGCCTTACCCGAACGCTCATTAGATGTCGCTCCAAGACTAGTGTCGTACTGGCCAGTGGTCGACTTGATGTCGTCTGACGCACCCATCTTGGCCTGAATCAGCCCGGTCTGCGGCAGTGGCGGTGCCGCACGTTGTGGCAGCGGCAACACGGCGCCAGAGCCGTCTGTTACGTCGGGGTTGACCTCCAGATACGGCCAGTTCTGCGTGTTGGCCGTCTTCCACTGCATCTCATAACCTTCGAACTGGCCACCGTAACCGATGAACGGCGCCTTGGGCGCCAAGGCCAACATCTCGGCCTCTTGGCTCGTCCAGTAGTTGTACATGCGCTGAGCGTCCTTGGCGTTACGCACCAGACCTGAGACGTACAGCTTACCGTCAACCTCGAACTCGTTACCGATGACGCGCACGATCGGAATCCAGCGGCCTGCCCAGTCGTTCGACTCAAGCATCTCGTAGCCGTTGGTCTTGCACCACTTGACCCGCTTGGCGTTGACCTCACGGCTGCGGATAGGCTTGATGCCCATCTGCTTCATCTGCTTGGCCTCGGGCGAACCTTCGAAAGCCGTCACATTGCCGGGGTACAGGTGCAGCGTTGCGCGGTCGTACTCGATGTAGTAATACTCAGCGATTCTGACCGTATCTTGGTTGATCCAGACCGAGATCGACTGGTCGCCCACGCCTTGCGCCTGCAAGGTCGAGATCGGGCTTGCATCAGGGAACATGCGCTCGTAGTCCGCGCGCTGCAAGTCTTCGGTGACAAAGCACCACTTGGCGTCCGCGCCGCATGGGTCTTGGATTGTCGGGTCCATGTAGACCGAAAAGCTGTTACGGATGCGGGCGATCTTGATGTCTTGGTCGAACGTGTCGTCGTCGCAGTATTCGGTCAGGATTCGGATGTAGCCTTCGCCGTAGCTGACCTGGTTCTCGCAGGCGGTGTCGTAGGCGACGTCGGCGTCCGAGATGTACTCGATGTGCCTGACCATGCCGTTGTAGATTTCGGCGACTTCTGGGTCGGCGTTGTCGTCAGCAGGTATAACTTTGCCGCTCGGACGGTTTTGTCTTTGGTCATTGGTGACCTGCCGTACATGCTGGGGCAACTTGTTGATGGTGAGCGTCGGGCGGGCGTTGATCGTCTGCCCTTGTACCGCACCGCGTGTGGCCAAGACGTCGGCTGGCCATTGCCAGTGGTTGTCTGGCGAGCCTGCGTAGAAGCGCAGGTCGTCTAGCTCGTCTTCCCGGCTCTCAGACAGCGCCGAAATCGCCATTTGCAGGCGCTTTCGCATGGTTGAAAGCACGTCTTGCGTGTCTTTCTTGATGTCGTCCGGCGGTGGATTTCCACCGATATCGGCGACTTTTGCTGCCTTATTTATGCCGGTATAGTCCATTTATTTCATTTTCGGTTTCGGGCGCGCTTGATAATCGCGCAAATCCTGCTCCATGATACCGTGCAGGCGTTGTTCAGCGGCCAATGCTTCATCAACTGTTGGATAAATTGGAAACTTGATGCCCGATTTTATGGCAAAACGCATGGCTTGCGGAATATCTCGCACTTGACCGTGCCAATAAGTGGGCAAAATCATGTGCCCGCCGTCAGCGCCCACTACCGACCCTTTGAACGTCGTTACCGACCCATCGGGGTTGCGAAGCCCCTTGTTTTGGTAGAGGTTCGACCTGTGATAGTCGATGACCGCTTGTTCGTCGGGCGAAAGATCCATTTATTTCATCTTTTTGGTGGGTTTTGACGCCGCGCGCTTGGTTGCATACGCGATTGCCACGGCCTGTTTGACCGGTTTGCCCGATTTTACCTCGGCGCGTATGTTTTCTTTAAACGCTTTTTCCGATTTCGACTTAACCAGTGGCATGTTACTTCCCCTTTTTCGCCGTTTTAGCCGACTGCTTGAAGTCCTTGTTCGTCGGTGCGCCAGGCGAGCCGGGTTTACGCATCTTTTCGCCGCTTCCGGCCTTAATGCGCTCGCGTTTTGCGTGAATTGCAGCGTAGAGTCCTGGGTCGCCGGGTTTTTTCATTAGCATTTCCACCTTTTCAATGACGCTTTGGCGCGCTCGCCATCTTTTGCCTTCGCCGCTACCGCACCCATGCGGGCACAGAAGGACTTTTTCCTGCCTTCGTCCGCTTTCGTCTTCGGATGCGGCGCGGGTGCCTTCAAGTTGCTGCCTGTCTCGCGGTTGTACTTCTCCCGCCCCTTGGCAGTCAAGCCTGCGCCCTTACTAACCGGCAGCTTCTCACCCCGTCCGACACTCAGTGACACACCTTTTTTAGCCATCACGCCCCCATCCATCCAGTTGCAGCGACTGGCCGCTGCGTGTAGCCGTCGCTGCGACGCGTTGCACGCTCAAAACTCGACTCCCGGCTGGCCACCGGGAACGCGAACGTCACCGCTAGTGCGTCTGCTGCATCCGGTGAGGCCAAGCCTCTGGACTTCATCTCTTTCTTGCCTTCCAAGTAGATCGTCCCCGACGAGTCGGGCTTCTTCATGGGGCCAGTCAAGTCCGCTTTTAGCTGCCTATCGTTGGGGATGCTGGCGGTCTTTAACCAATCCTTCATCGCACCCCACATCTCGGCCCGCTTGTTGCCATACATGACCGGTTTGCTTGACTTCCAGCCGAAGTTCACTCCCCGCACCTTGTAGCGCTGTTCTTTTAATCTGTCAAGTATCCCGTAGCCCAAGCCACCCTCGTCGATGATGGTCAGCGCTGGCCGGTACTCCTCGATCGCGTCGATCACGCGCCCTACGGTCATCATGGTGTCCTCGCCGTGGTAGCGTTTGATGGCCACTAAATCCCGTCCTTGCCGGACGACGATGACGGTTGCGTCCGCGCCGCCTCTAGCTGGGTCAACGCCGATAACAATTGGCGCCGTCGTGTCCTTGTATTTTGGCCGATTGGCGGCGTCGTCGACAGCACTCGCACCAATAAACTGATCTTCGCCAGCTGATGGAAACTCTCCGTAGACCTCAACCCTAGCCTGCGGCGAATCCTCGCCATATTCCGCAATGATCTGCTCATATATCTGCTTGTCCGTATCCTCGACCGTTCTGGAGTCGATGTTCTCTGTCTGCCAGAAATTGCGCTTGGCGTGAAAGCACTCGTAGAAGTAGCCTTGGTTGCGCCGGGGGTTACTGAACGCAAACCAGTACCGGTCTAGGATGGGTTCGGTGAAGAAGCCCGCACCGACTGACCAGATGGCGTCCGGTATACCGCTTGCCTCGTCAAAGATCAGCATCATGCCGTCGTGGTTGTGGACACCGGCGTAGCTGTCGGGGTTCTCCTCCGACCAGAGCTTGCCTTCCGCCGCCCAGTAGCGCGTACCTTTCTTTAAGTCCCGCTCAACCAACTCGGTTAGCCACTTGGCTGGCGTCAGCTTCGTTGCGCTGATCTCCCACCAGTGGTTGTTAATCACCATCGCCTGCCACTTAGTCAGTTCACCCCATGTAACTGAGCGCAGCTGCGCTTCTGAGTTGGCTGAGACGATCACGCTCGATCCGATGCGGGTGGTCAGCATCCACAGCACTAGCCAGCTCACTAGGGCCGACTTACCGATACCACGACCGGAGGCCACCGCTGTGCGCAGGGCGTCCATGTCCATCTGGCCACGGTTGTTCTTAATGTGTTCGGCAATGCGTCGCAGGATCTTGCGCTGCCAGGTGCGCGGGCCTTTAAACTTGGCCAGCGGTGTGTTGGCTTGCCCCCACGGGAAGGCAAACAACACGAACGCTTCGGGATCGTCAGCGATAGTCGGCGCCCACAGGCGCGACATCAGTAGCTGTTCGCCCTCGGCGTCATAGATCGGCTGTTGTGCCATGTGTCACTTTAGTAGTTAGTCGTTCGGGTTGTTGCTCAGTTATCAGACCTTCAATGGTGCGCCCGTCGATCACGCGTTCCTGCGCCTGTTGCAGCGCCTGCGTGATGCTGATCTTGTTCGTGATGTCCACGCTAATTTCCTGCCGGGCTGTCCAACCGTGGCTGTGCTGCAGGATAGCCAGCGCTGCCTTGGCGTCGCCTGCACGAGCCGCCTCCCGCAAGTGAGTGCTTGCTTCCATCTCGGAGTCAGCGCGGCCCTTTAAGACAGCCATCTCGGCTACAGGATCAAGCTCGCACAGCTGCCTGAACTCGGTGGGCAGCATACCGGCAGCCAACGCCAGCGAGTCGCCCTTCAAACCTAAAGCGGCTGCGTCATAGATCGCCTGGAGGCGCGCTTCAGTCGCCTCAACCTTACGTGGCACAAATGGGATTGACTTGAACATGGTCGGATATTAGCGCATTTGTGGGTCATGTTGGCAATGTTGGCTACCTACAAAAAATAAAAAAAATTTCTTCTGACACCTCCGTGGCCGCGACCGGCCAGGCACGGGCCCCCCACCCCCCAGGTTAGTAAGCACTCACTTACATGGTTGTCAGCCTGGCAAGTTAGTAAGCACTAACTAACTAGGTTAGTGGTCACTAACTAACTGTTGCCAGCCTGGCAAGTTAGTGGTCACTA